CGGCATCCTGGCCAAGGACGAGGAGCTGCCCAGTGAGGTCGACCGGCACACTGAGCGTCTTAACGGACGAGACGCGACAGCGCGCAATCGCGTCGGCTCGCAGTCTGACGAGATTCAACGGCGCGCTGATCGCGGCACCATCCGCGCCCGTGATGACGAAGACGGTATCGGCAGGACTGCTGCCGTTGCCCCGAGTGAGGAGCACGACATGACGGTCAAGAACACCGAGCAGGGCGGCACCACGGCGGTGCTTGAGACCGACGACGGCGACGCGGCTCCGAGCGAGACCTACCGCACCTTCACCGACGCGGTGCTGGCGCTGCTGGGGGAGTCGACGTCGGACGATCGCATGATCGCCGACGACGCGGAGCTGAGCTTCCGCACGTTCCCGCTCCCGCTGATGTGGATGCAGCAAACGGGCAGCGGCTTCGGCGGTCACACCGAGGCCTTCACCGTTGGCGCCATCGAATCGGCCAAGGTAGAAGGCAATAAGATCATCGGCTCCGGCTACCTTCTCAACACCGACGAAGCCGACCTCGCAGCAAACGAGATCGCACACAAGGTGACCGGCCCGTCGGTCGACCTGGCCTCTACCGAGTGGAAGCTGGTGGACGAAGACGGCAAGGAGATCAGCGAGGAGGACTGGTGGGACCTGCCCATCGACGCCAAGGTGCTGCAGTGCATCACCAAGGCCGAACTGATCGGCACCACGCTGGTCGCCAAGCCTGCCTTCGGCGACACGTCGCTGTCACTCAACGCCGAGCGCGAATCGCGCGACATCGCCATCGTCGCCAGCGCCGCTGAGGAGTTCCGGCCCCGCACCTACGCCAAGGCCCTGTTCTCCGACCCCGGCCTGAGCGGGCCGACGCTGCCGACGATGGACGACGACGGGCGTATCTACGGCCACCTGGCCTGCTTCGGCGCGTGCCATCGCTCGATCCAGTCCAAGTGCGTCATGGCCCCGCGCACCAAGACCGACTACGCCCACTTCCACACCTCCCCGGCGGTGCGGCTCGATGACGGCTCCCGGCTGCCGGTCGGTCGCCTCACCGTCGGCACCGGCCACGCACCCGACACGGTCAACGGCCGGGTCGCCGCAGCGCACTACGACAACACCGGCACCTGCTTCGCGCTGGTGCGAGTCGGCGAAGACGCGCACGGCATCTGGTTCTCCGGCGTGGCGCACCCGCAGGCCACGCCCGAGCAGGTCGAGATGGGCATGACCGCGCCGCTGAGCGGCGACTGGCGCGACTTCGGTCAGGGCCTGGAACTGGTGGCGGCGCTGGCGGTCAACACGCCCGGCTTCGCCGCTCGTGGGCGCGATGACGAGCAGGGTCGGCCCGTGGCGCTGGTCGCCAGCCTGGGACCGAACCCGCACGGCCCGGCCGCGACCGGCACCCCGCTCACCGCCGACGCCATCGCCGACATCGTGGAGCGCGCGGTGCACCAGGCCTACGCCAAGCGCGAGACCGACGCCGAGGTGGCGTCGCTGATTGCGATGGCCAACGACAAGGTCGGCCCGCCTCCCCCGCCGAAGACCCCGGCGGAGGAGACCGCTGATCTGCTGGCGCGGGCGGCGACGCTGTAATGGGCTGCCGCTGCGGAGGCGGCGCTGGCTCCGGCCAGACGTCGACCGACATCATTGGCTACCGGGCCTACCTGCCCGGCGGTGCAGTTGTGCCGCCGGTCGACCAGCCGCCGTTCTTCAGCTACCGCGAAGCCCACACTGAGGTGCTTTTGGCTGGTGGGGGCACTACGCGGGCGATCCGCCGGGAGCCTGCCGCGACCGCGTGAGCGAGGGCTTGCACGCCGGTCGTCTACGTTTCTCATCAGAGAGTTCCTGATCTGCGCTATGTGCCGGGGAGCGATCGCCGAAAGCATCAGTTTTGTGCTCGATCCAGAACTAGGAGATCGCAGTGACCATCCAGAAGCCGATCCCGCGCCATCGCGTGTTCAGCGTCTACAACGTGGGCCAGTTCCGCGCCGCGACAGGGTTCGAGGTGCCGGAGACTCTGCCCGAGACCGTCGCCGAGCTTGACGAGCTGCTTGCCGCAGCGCGGGCTGAGGTGCACGTCTACGAGGCCCAGCACGCTGCTGGCCGTGAGCTGTCGCCCGACGACGTCGAGGCACTGCGCGGTCTGGTCGGCGAAGGTGGCGCTATCGAGACCATCACCGCTGCCCGCGACGCTGCTGCAGCCGCCGAGGCCAACCACACCGCCGAGGTGACCGACCTGCTCAGCCGGGCCGCAGCTTCGGCTGGCGGTGGCGACGCACCGGAGGGCGACGCTCCCGAGGGCGGAGACGCACCCGAGGGCGACGCTGCGCCGGAGGGCAATGGCGACGCACCCGAAGGCGATGCGCCTGCGGACGCGCCCGCCGAGTCAGTCGCCGCCAGCGCCACCCCGACCAACGGCAACCGCCCGGTGCAGTTCACCGGCAACGGTGACGCGCCTGCGCCGGTCATCCCCGGCCACGAGGCACCGTCGACCCGCACTCCCGGCTGGAACATGCACCCCGGTGCTCCCGGCTACCGTGAGGGCATGGGCCAGGTCGGCTTCGCCGACATCGCCAAGTCGCTCGACAAGATTCGCCCCGGCAGCCGGAGCGCGATGCGGCCGAACCGTCCGAACAAGCGCATGGACGGCACGGAGTTCGCGCGCCAGGTGGTGTCGACTCTCGATCGTGACGTGCCGGTCGTAGAAGACCCGCACGCGCTGGTCGCGGCGATCACCGAGGCCACCAAGGCAGGCAACCTGCAGCGCCCCAGCTTCGACAAGGAAACGGGATCGCTGACGGCTGCTGGCGGCTGGTGCGCCCCGTCGGAGCAGCTGTATGACTTCTGCGACGTGCCCGATGCGTCGGACCTGGTCAGCCTGCCGGAGATCACCATCAACCGTGGTGGCGTGCGGTGGCCGGTCGAGCCCGACCTGTCGACCATCTTCGAGGAGTTCGAGTGGTTCTTCACTGAGGTCGAGCTGGAAGCCACCGACGTCGATGGCAACCCGACCGCAGTCAAGACCTGCGTCGAGGTGCCGTGCACCGATGAGTTCGAGGAGATTCGCCTCAACGCGGTCGGCTGGTGCGTCGAAGCGGGCATCCTGCAGGTGCAGGGCTGGCCGGAGCTGGTCGAGTGGTTCATGCGCAACCTCACCCAGGAGCACCTGCGGGCGCTCTCGCGGCGCACGATTCTCGACATGGTCGCCGGGTCGTCCAACATCACCATCCCGGCTACCACGACCATCGGCGCGATCGCGTCGGTGCTCAACAGCCTGGCCCTGGTGGCGACGAACCTGCGGCTCAAGCGGGGTCTGTCGCGCACGGCCACCATCGAAGGTGTCGCTCCGTCGTGGTTCCACGAGGTACTGCGGGCCGACATCGCGATGCGGGCGGGCGGCGTCGAGGTCTTCACCGTCACCGACGCTCAGATCGACGCGGCTCTGCGGGCACGCAACATCGCCCTGCAGTTCGTCGGCGACTGGCAGACCCGCGTGGCCACGAAGCCGGGCAACCTGGCGACGACCGAATGGCCGGAGACGGTCGATGTGCTGCTGTACCCGGCGGGCACCTGGTTCCGCTCGATGAGCAACGTCATCGAGCTGGGCGTGATGTACCCGAAGGAACAGCTGCAGGTCAACCGCTTCACCCGCATGTTCACTGAGGACGCCATCGCCGTCGGCAAGCGCTGCGGTGAGTCCGTCAAGGTCACGCTGACCCTCGATGTGTCCGGTGCGACCGGTATCCCGGTGCGCCGTACCAACCAGGCAGCGTAAGGACCTGCGGCAATAGCAGACTGAAGGTGGGCGATGTGAGCAACCCGAGGCAGCTTGCATCGCCCACCTTCGCCGTACCGCCGGAGGGGAGGCGCGGACGTGACGGCCTTCCCGGTCATGTTCCCGGCCCCGTTCAGAAGCGAGGATGATAACCACATGACCACGCCTGTGCTGCTGCCGATCCAGTTCGAGCCGCCTCTGCAGAACCCCAGCCCGTATGGCCTGTTCGCGGCCACCGACTGGCAGGTTCCCGCCGAGACCGGCGACTCACCCGAAGGCGACGCGGTGCGTCACCTGCTCGGCGTCGACGTGCGCCCGATGGGCAACTACGGCGGCGAAGGCCAGTTCGGCATCTGGCCCAACGACAGCTGCACCGGCACCGAGCCGGTACCGGGAGCGCTCAAGGAAGGCACCCGGCCCGAGGGCCTGGAGACCTTCGACCCGGCAACGCTGTGGGCCTATGACGAGTGCGACCTGACCGAACCGAGCCGCGCTGAGGTGCAGGCACGGGCGGCGCAGATTCTGCGCCTTGAGGAGCAGGTCGCCTACGAGCGCCAGTTCGCGACCCGGCTGCTGGCCGACGCGGACGCACTGCCCGGCGCGATGCAGACCGCGACCAGCTTCAAGCTGGCCGTGGGCTACCTCGAAGCGCAGATGGCGATGACCTCCACGCTGGGGTTCTTCCACGCCGGAGCGCAGTGGGCAAGCCAGGAGTTCGGCCTGGCGATCAAGTCGGGCACCACCTACAAGTCGCCGCTGGGCCACACCTGGGTCTTCGGCGGCGGCTATGTCGATGGGCTGGATTCGGTGATCGTGGCGACCAGCCCGACCTACGGCTGGCGCGATGAGCCGACCGTACGCACAGCAATCAACGAGCGTGCCAACACCTTCGCGGCGGTCGCGGAGCGTACCGTGCTGATCGGGTACGAACACCTGATCGCGGCTGTCGAGATCACCCCGTAGGAGGAAACAACCATGCCCGCTGGAATTGTCGCCACTGTTGACGGCGGCTACGCCACGATCGACTTCGTGGATCAGTCGCTGCGTGGTCCTGCCCTGGCTGACCTGCTGGAGATCGGCGGTCCCGACAGCATCGAGACCATCACCCGGCGCGGGCCGCGCCGCCAGTACCGCGTGCTGGTCGGCAACGCCCAGGCCGCAGGGCTGCTGGACGGCGATGAGGTCGGCCGGGTGCCCAGCGCCGGTCAAGACTCCGGCCGGGCGGCGGCGCTGGTCGCGGCCGACCCGAACGTCAACGCGGGCGGCGGTGAGAACTGGCACACCCCGTATGACCAGCACACCAGCGCCAACGCCTACGTCGGCGACACGACCGTGACTGAGGCCCGTGCCGCAGCTGCGCCGGTCTTCACCGGCACGGCAACCCCGTTCGGCGGCACCAGTGCGGCCGACACCCCGACGCACAAGCAGGTCATCGAGCACGTCAAGGAAGCTGGCGCAGCCCCGTCTGGCGCTCAGGCTGCCCGTGGCGCGTCGGCAGACGACGTCGTGCTGCATCACCCCGGCCACCAGGCGAACGCCGGTCTCGCGGCCATTCAGCCCTACGAGCCGACCGATCCGCAGGGTGCCACGACGCTGCCGAACGATCTCAAGGCCCCGGTGACCGAGCCGGAGACCACCGAGCCGGAGCCGCTGGGCGGCGATGGAACCGAGACCGAGACGCAGACCGGCGACGACGGCGACGGCGCAGAGCTGAACGGCGACGGGCTGCCGACGGTCAAGGCCTACCCCGAAGGGGAGGTGTCGATCGACTGGAAGCGACCGGAGCTGGACGCCTACGCGGCCGACAGCCCGCGCGAGATCGACACGACCGATCTGCCCAACAAGCAGGCGGTCTTCGACGCGATCGTGGCGCGCGAGAAGGAGCTGAAGACGTAATGACTCGTAATGACCGGACACCCCGGTAGCGGGCGGTGACGAACCCGTGGGACGGGCCGCGCCACCGATCGTGGGCATCGAACACGATGCTTTCGTTCATCATGCTGCTGGTCCTCATCATCGCTACCGTGGTCAGCGACTACTTCGGCGAACCTCCCAACTATCTGGTGGGTCTGCTCGGCACCGCTGCCGGAGCATTCTTCGCCGCGATCAGCAGCGACAAGCAGAAGCGCGACACTGAGGTGTCTTCGACAGCGCACCGCGCTGACGAGACCGCGAACCGGGCAGAGGCCAAGGCGGATACGCTGGGCCAGGTTGCCCGTCAAGAACACCCCGAGGTGGCTGACCGGATTGAGCCGCCTCAAGACACGACCGGCGGGGGCGGCGGTCCAGATTCGACCGACGGGGGCGGCGGTCGCCCATGAACAATCTGCTCGACATTCTCTACTCGATGCCGTTCCTCTCGGGCCTGGCGGTCGGCATCATCGGCCAGCGCTTGTGGTGCCTGGCCAAGGCCCGTTGGCTCGACAAGCATCACCCGCTCCCCGGCGGCAAGCACCGCCACATCGGCGGCATCAGCCCGGTGTGGGTGGCGGGGCTGGTCTGGCTCATGGTTATCGGCTACGTGCTGGTGCAGGTCGAGCAGACCGAGACTCACTACCGCACCCTGGCGCGCGA